GCAGGCTGTTCTACTAAATGGGCTTTAGCAAAGTCCATCTCATTACTTAAATCGACTGAGAATATATCCCCAAACGTAAACGAGTTAAGCTGTTTATGTGCATTACATATAGCCTCGAATTGATCTACTACTGCCTTAAATGTTTTCATTTCTTTAATCTTTTTTGGTCTTGCTTATAACTCATATAAGTAAATGTTCTTTCAATACTTAGTAACTCAGCCTCGTTTAATTTCAAAGGGTCGTCATTACTCAGGTTCATTAAGATGGAATACCAACCCCACTTTTTTCCGAATGCTTGTGTTTTGTCATCTCCACGTCCTGAGAAGAGGTTAGTAAATCGTTCAAGTAGTCGTTTCCGATAGTCCAAAAAAAAAGGATAGCAGAATTAACTACATTAGCATTGAGTTTCTTCTTAAATATCCGACCGCGTTCTTCTAAGTCTGCATCGTATGCTTCTATTGAGTACTTGCCATTAGCTTCTTTGTCAACTGGTCGGTACAAAATAGCCATAATCAAATGCAAGTTGTCGTTAAGCTCTTGGCATAACGTATCTAAATCTGCAAATTCGCCTGTACTTATTTCCGATAGATTTGGAATGAATCCATATTTAATATTATCTATCGTAAAATGCAAGTGTAAGCTCTCGCTTGACTTTGAAAGTCCTGCTAATTTCTCATATAGGCTATTCAAGTCGTTAAGCTTAATCTTATCTATTGTGGACCTATCTACATTAGCAAGTAGTTCAATCGTTTGCTTCTGCCGTTCTAAGTCTGTAAGCTGTGTAGCTTCTAATCTAGTCAAGGATTGCAATTGCCCTAGTGTGATGTCGCTTAATTCTGTTGGTATAATTAACTTCATATACTATTAAATAGAATTATCTTAGTTTTGTACCAAATTATTAGGCATAAAAAAAGCCCTCCGAATGGAGAGCCTTAGTGGGGGGATATAATGTTTGATTTTGTTTTTACAAATATACAAATAATTTCGGTACTACCTAACATTGTACCGCCCTATCTTAGGCTTCACTTCGTAAAACATTCTCATAGCTAAAGCATCTGAGTAATCAGGAGAACGACCTATTACGGCTTTTACTACATCCTTAGGCACTATCTTTAGTTTGCCGTCTTTGTCTATGTCTTTGGATCGTACTTGCTCTAGTTCTTCTGTGATTAGTTTACGTTTGTCAGCATCGTTAATAGTTATTCCTATCTGACCTTTATTAATTAAGTCTGCTAATTTGTAATAGCATTGTGTTTTTAAGTTCTGGTAGTTCTCCTTTTTGATCGGTGTAGAATTGTTAATAAATCCTTTGCACCTGAGTACGTCTTGAAGCCCACCACCCACCCCGTCAGAATCCACAATTATATTACTAAGCTTAACTTGATGGTTCTTTTGCAGCTCTCTAATGTACTCAGCTAATTCTGTAATAGTATTCTTATCGAACGTCTTAATCATTACCACCTGCAAGCCCTCGAACAACATCACAACCGATTTGTCTTCTCCCATTCGTGCAACATCACAACTAATATACTTCTCGCCTTCCGTTCCTTTATTCGTAAATAGGTTTAGAATAGAATCGTAATCAATTAAAGAATCTGAATCAGCATCATATTCCCAGTTACCAAATAGTAACCGTTGTTTTGAAACCTCATCAAGTTTGGATAGTTGCTTTTCGTAGTGCTTAGATATAAATTGGTTATCCGTTACCAGACTTGGCACGAATTTACGATAGTCTTTTAAGGTCCCGAGTTGGGCTGGTTTATAATACTCAGTGTAAACCCAGTTCTTAGCAGGATTGCAAGTCATTAATAGTTTTGGAATGATTGAGTAATCGTCTAGCTTATATCTAATACGTGACTGTACTACATTAATAGCTTTGTGCGTTACTTGATTTGCCTCATCAATGAAAGCCCCTGTAATTTCCAAAGAACCCAAACTATCGAAATTCCTATCCGATGGATATAAGAACAAATCCTTTAGTATAATTTCAGAACCATTAGTAAATGAAATTATGTTACTCGATCCGTTGAACGTATAATGCTCTCCACTCTTCAAACCCCATGCACCACAAACCTCAAAGAATGTATTTAAGGTCGTTTTCTTTAAAGCGTCTAACTTAGAACGCCCCATCAAGTAACGTGTCTTAGGATACCTTAAACACATAGTCACAAGCCAAGCAGAACCTACCCATGATTTACCACCACCTGCAGCACCACCAAATAGAACCTCGTTGGTATGGTTATCGAATAGGAATCTTAAACAATCCTTTTGCTTACTCGTAAATTCAGGATTTATCTCCAAGATCTATGTGAATTTTAATTGTTTCGTCGTTGCTTGTGATGTCTAGTCTATCTCCATACCCTCGAATCTTTCCTTTGTTCTTCAAAAGGAATTGAGTACTGGAATGGTTACCCTCTTTGATTTGCTTCATTAGACTACTCTCTGCAAAGTCTAATACTAAGTTGTCCATAGCTTTAACCTTAGCATTAAACACCTCATCGTGCTTCATCCACTCGTAATATGTAGTACGTCCAACCTCTGCAATCTTCAACGCTCCAGTCACAATTCCAAGTGTTTTCTCTAATGCACTAAGCATGCGTAACTTAGCGTTTTTCGTTCCGATTTGTTCTTTAGTTTCTTTCATTTTATAACATCCTTAATTGTGCTGTATGCTCTTTTAATCTCTTCTGACTAGCTTCAAAGTATTCTTTGTCTAATTCACAAGCCGTTAAGTCAAATCCTAAATTGTGACACGCTAAAGCTATTGATCCAGAACCTAAATGTGTGTCGAGTATCTTGTCTCCTTGCTTTGCGTAGTTCATTAAAAGCCATTCATAAAGTTGTATTGGTTTTTGTGTGGGGTGTATTCGTTTACTTCCCCTCTCGTTTGCTGGCATTATAAACCCACTCCAATCTACCTTCACGAATGTAACTTTATTATCAAAGCTACTCATTGCTAATTCGCAATCTGAATAATCATTGCCAGCTCCTACGTTTTTAAACCACGAGATTCTACCATGTGAGCAAAGTAAACCATCAAAATAATTGCACCCCCATATTATTTGATTTTTAGACACTCTATAAAGTTCTTTAAAATATTCTGCTGTGGGTATTCCCTTATCCCAATCCTTCTCTACGTACCTTTTTTTTTCACCTTTTCTTCTTCCTGCATTCATATTTACATCAATCCCATAAGGCGGATCCACAATCGCCAAGTCAAAGTGATTATCTTCATACCTAGCCATTAGCTCCATGTTGCACTCGTTACTAATTTCCATACTTTTCCATATAATTAATATGTATTTCTACAAGCATTTCCTTGTATTGTTTCTTATCTCCATACTTAATATGGCAAGGTCTACACACCGCTTGTAAATTACCGATGTAATCCTTTACTTTAGAACCTCCCATACCACGAGCCTCGATGTGATGAATGTCTTGTGCAGGACTTGAACACACTTCACAAGGGATATAATCCAACTCATCAAAGTTAAAGAACTCTAGGTATATTTTGGTGTGCTTTCTCATGGATTATTACGAATGTAACTTTCAATAATTATCGAACCGCATACAATGAATGCAAATATTAGTATTGGTATATGCATAGTTAATGTTTTTTACTTAATGCGTTAAATTCTATCCATGCTCTAGGGAATCTTGAAGCTATATAAATAAACGAATATCCTTCCATGTACTTAATAGATGTTTTCGTAAACCAAATAAATCTTTTAATCGTGTTCATAGTTAAAGTTTTTCTCCACAGCACTCACACACATCTTTAGTTTCTTCTGCTAAAGTATTGTCTTCGTACTTATCAAGGTTAATGTTAAAATCGTTTTCACTAAATCCTACTTCAAATAATAATGCCTCATCAAAATAGTTCAAGAGTAAATCGTCATCAAATTTACCTCCGTTCTTATTCAGCCTTAGGTTTAGTTCCATCTCATCTTTTAAAGACAAATCTAATACCACGCATTGGATAGTATCGTTTCCTAATTCAATCCAAGCTCTAGTACGTTGATGCCCTCCTATGATTATATTGTGTCTATCCTTAGATGAATTAATAATAATAGGATCTATTAAACCGTACTTCTTTAAGCTACTTACAAGGTCTTTAAATTGCTTCTTGCTAATAGTTCTAGGATTATACTCAGCGAATTTAAGTTCACTAATTTTTCTAGTTTCTATGTTCATTTATAGACTTCTTTAGTTCTTCAAAGTTTATATCTGTAAAATTGCCAGAATTGAAGCATTCAAATTTAGCCTCATTCGCTTCTATTGGATAGGTTATAATATAATACTCTGGGAGGTCTTTTGTAAGTTTCTCTGTAATTTCAGTCCTTTCTTCAAACTCAATAGTATTAGGTATCCCAATAGTGAATATTGGTTTTATATCTTTACTCATAACTTTTCAGTACTTCTTTAAGTTCGTTTATCGTTTGAGCTACACAAGAACCACACTTAGAAACTTGCTTTTTCATTCCGAAAATTTCATTGTATAGATTTGTTACTCCTACATTATCACTATGGTTTATCTTATCTGAGCCGATTTGCTTTAGTAATCGTTTCAATATAGATAGTTGGTCTTTGGTCAAGTCGTTTTCCCTTTCCCATTTACCTACTGGGCATCTAGTGAATGCAATCTTTGCTTTAACCTTCATAAAGCAACCGCACTTCTTACATTGACTTAATGACTTTCTAAAGTGTGGGCATCCATTACAGATACTTATTCGCTCTTGATAGGTTCTAACACTTGTTTTTAACTTCATCTTTGATATTGCTTCGTACCGATTTGATCGTGTTAAAAATACTAGTGGAAGATATATTCATTGCTTCTGCTAAACCTCGAACTGTACATTTGCCGTTGTAGTAAGTCGTGAAGATAATTTGATCGTAGAAATGATGCTTGCTTAATGCTTCTGCTATGTTTGCTAATCTCAATTCCTTTATCTCTTGGCTGTCATCTATAACAGCTTCTAGGTTTCCAATGATTGCATTTTCATCTAGTAGCTTAGGATGGTGCTTCCGTTGAAATAAGGAAGTAG